AGTCGATGGCATCCGCTTCAACCACCTCCATGGCCGCCATCCAGAGATAGCGCCGCTGGTAGGACTGAACCGCTCCAAGGTTCTGAATCGGGTGCGCCCCCTTGAGTTGCGCCTCGGACATGGGGCTGCTGATCACCACCTGTTGACCATCCTCGGTGTCTGTGATGGTGAGCGTGGCCATATCATTGTTAAAGGAGACAACACTCGCAAGGCCCAGCTCGTAGAAGATCGCCTGCGTCTGTGGCAGGAAATCCGCCAGCTCGAAGTATTTGTAGCCGGCGAACTTGTTCTCCCCGGACTTCTTCAGCTCTGTGCCCAGCAGCTTCATCCGGGCCTTCATCAGTTTTGTCAGTACGGGCATCACTCACCCCTTTGTTCAAACGCAACGATGTCGGTTTTGGGTTCTGGCTTGACTTTCTTTGGGCGCCCCGGGCCGCGTTTGCCCGCCGGACGAACCACAACTGGCTTCTCAGGCTTGGGTTTCTTAGAGACTTCTAGCTCGATCAGCTTGGCCAAGTAGTGCCGCGCTTTCTGGAGATCCTCTAGCCCGCCCTTTTCCCGGAACCGGCTGACGTACTTGACGACGCATCCTTCCAAGTACCCCAGGCCGTTAGCCGAGATGTAATCCCACGGCTGAATGGCCTTCAGTTTGTAATGCTCGCCACCGATTTGCTGATTGTTTGCTGCCATGACTTACTCCTTGTTTTCAATCCAACCGTCTTGGTAATCACGCCATTGCTGGCAATAGGTGTTCACTGCACAAAAGGTCGCGCAACGAGTTCGCTCCCCGGGCCTGATCTCGACTTCATAGTCTTTGCCTAATGCTTCGGCGAGGCTGATAGCTTCTGCCTCAGACTGATGCAGAGACTTGGCGCGGACGTTGCCCTTCTTGCGGACTGCATAGACCGTGGGCTTCTCCCACATTTCCTCGGGCGTACAGAACGGCAGGGTTTCGCCGGCCTCGATGGCGAACTCACATGCCGAATGCTGGGCGATCCGGTGCAGCACATACGACTCGCGCTCTTCCGGTGCCCACAGTTTGATGGGCAGTTCTTTGACTGGCGCTTCTGGGTATCCCTCGCGGTTGCCAGCCTCCCGGCGGCTCCAGTCACGGATGATGGCCACAATGCCCAGATCCCGGACGGGCAGTTTCTTCTCTCGCTCGATCAGCCAAGCGTAGATGTTGAGCTGCTGCTCCCATTCGATCTTGTCATTCATCACCGCCCAGGCGCTGGTGGTCTTGTAGTCGCGGACAGAGATGCTGCCGTCTGCGTTGACAATCTGAAGATCCACGGCGCCGCTGATGTGCCAGCCATCTATCTCAGAGTGAATGCGTTGTTCGATGATGTGATTTTCGTCTTTGCCGTGTTCAAGCACTTTATGCACTGCTGACCCGAACACCGACCAGATCATGTCGGCCACGTCCTCCTCTAGTTCATCCGCAAACTTCTCGCTTAACGCGACAATTTTTGGACTGTTGATAAGCTGCGTCACCGAGCGGTGCGCCTTCCCTTTGCTGTAGGTTGGCCGCTGCAAAACGTTCACGAACGTCTGCGGCAGGTTGTACTTGTTGGTAAGCCTCACGATGGCCCTCGCGTGTTGAACAGGCAGCCATTGTGTCTGGCATTTTTGGCGTTGTCAATAGGTTGTACCCATATGCTCTCATGTGTTGCGTCGCATCTCTAACACTGTTATAGTTGGGAATGAATAAACCCATACAGCTCCTGCTTCCGTGGCCGCCCAGCGTCAACAACTATTGGCTGGCGCGAGGCAACACGCGGTTCATCAGCGCAGCCGGCAAGGCGTTTAGGCGTGACGTGGCGGACATCTGTGCCGATGCCGACGTGATTGGATTAGAGGGGCGCCTGGCCGTCCATGTGGCGCTGTTCCCGCCGGACAAGCGGGCGCGAGACATCGACAACATCCTGAAGGCATTGCTCGATGCCTGCGAACACGCAGGGTGCTATGTGTCAGACAATCAGATTGATGAACTGCATGTGATCAGACAGGAAGTGCAACGGGGTGGCCGCTGCACTATCCTCATCCTTCCCATCATCTGACCACTTCGCGGCGCAGCTCCTTGACCGGCTCAAGTATCTCGTTGCGGATGCGCCTGAGTTCATCGATCTCCTGGCGGCGCTCTTTCGGGGTCATGTCTTTGGCTTTGGTTTCTCCAAGCCTGCGAATCTCAACGTTGATGTCCTTAAGATCGTTCTCGGTGGAGTTGATGTACTCGTACATGGAAACCACATCGCCGTGCTTCTCCAGGTACGCATCTGCCGCATCGTAATCCTCGCGGTCAACCATCTTCTTCCACGTCTTGTACTTGGCAAAGACCAGCTCTTTGAAGTCGTAGAACAGATCCTCTCGGCCTCGCGGAACCTCGTCTCTCATAAAGCTACCAGTAATCGGCTGCTCCCGAGGAGTTAACTCCGGCCTCGTCTCTGCGGCCACCCCAATCGAGTTGGTGACCCACTGTGCCATGGCACCGGCGGTTCCGAAGATGCCTCGAACCAGATGGTCAGCTTCTATCGGGCTGACCACGCGCTTGTCCGTCCCCGGGATGGCCAGCATGGCGCTGATCTTCTTGCCAAGCTCTGACGTAGTGGCGGTGTACTGCTCCGCTGCCTCGACGTCCTTCAGCCCTTCGGGAACCACGGGGCGCCCAGTAAAGAAGTCGTGTTTGATTGCCACTTCCAACAGGGGCTTCACGCCAGCAGGGATAGGCTCCGGGCCGAGCAGCATGTCCCGTGCGGCCTCGCCCAGGGCTTTGCGCAGCCGGCGGCGATCCATCTCGTTCTCGGTGCCCTCTCGCGTAACTTTGTTATAGATAAGCTCCGGGATGGCTTTGAAGAAGAACGCCGCGCTGGTGTTCATCGGCAGGATAATCTTTGTGCCCGGGATGATGATGTTCTTCAGCTTGGTCTGGTCGTCCAGCTCGTCGTAATCAGGATCGGCTCCAGCCATCATGGCGTACAGGATCATCAAACTCGACAGCAGCGCGCCGGTGATTGCCAATCTGGCAAGTGCTTTCTGCCGGCTCATGCCTTTTAGCCCGCTGCCCGCAAGCGCCCGCACCAGGACGTCGATGGAGTTGGCATACGCCCCCATGAACGGCACAACCTTCACCACAGCCTGTGCGTACCCCGCTTCGCCGTGATGCAGGAAGTTGATGACGTTGGCCGCCTGGAAGAGCGCCTGCGTCTTGTCCCCGGTTTCGGCCAGCACTCGCTTATAAACGGCTACGCGCTGCGCCATGTCAGAGGAGTCGCCGATGTGATCCAACCCTTTGATGAACGCGCTAAATACGTTGCGGTTCATGATGCCAAGGCGGCGCTTGATCTCGGCCTCGGGCGTTCTGGCGGGACTGTGGAACCCACCGATGCCGGCGGCCTTGAGGATGTCCACCACCGGGTCGGTATTGGTCAGACTGGTCAAGAAGCCTTTCCAAACCCCGCCAATCAGGGCCAGCGGGTTTCGCACCCCGGTAACCAGCGCAGCCGTTGGGGCGTCTTTGAACACCTGCTTGACCTGGAACACACCCGACAGGGTGATGCTGCGCCGAACAAAGTTAGCCGCCATGGCGAGCGGCTTCCACATCTGGAGATTTAGGTTCTCCATACCGTAAATGGACGCGGCCACTAGCGGATCTTGGATCTCAACCACCACCTTCTGGCCATTGACGATCCAGTTGAAGCGGCCTTTCTCTTTGTCCACCGATGGGAACACCATGATCTTGTTGTTCGCATCGCGGCTCGCATACTCCAGCACAATCCGGTTGGAGGCGAACTGCCGGATCCCGTTCATCGTCATTCGCATGACGTTGCGCGTCATGTTGTCAACGATGTTCTCGATTTCCCGGTTGGTCTGGAACACCACCAGATCGTTGTCTTGCAGCTCAACAGCCAGCCGCACCTGGCCGTCCGGGGTCACTGACACCAAGTCTGGGTCAATACGCTCGCCGTTGACTTCAACTCTCACCACAGACGATGGTTGGATCTGGAAATCGGTTTGACCTTCGCGGGCGCGGAAATCCACCACGGAGATGGGCTTGCCGCGTTTGAACAGTTTCTCGCGGCCAATGTTGGTAAGTGTCCGGGTCGTTGATTGCAAGGGAGAATGAACATCCTCCTCGTCGTCCATGATCCGGTTCCACGGCACATAGTCCGGGATCGACGCCAAGCTCTCGTACCGCGCTTGAGATAACAGCCCCACCTGGCGCCAAAAGCGAAGCAGGTTCTGGTTGACCGCCGTGAAGTTGTCGAGGATGTCCCGCAGCTCGGGGTGCTTGTTCTCCAGCTCTGCGAACTCGTACATCTCCTCTTCTGACATCAGCACCGAGGACTGCGCGTTGCGGATACCGTTGACCGCTTCCGCTGCCGCTTCCTTGGCCACCTCCGCTGCGGCAATTTCGTCTGGGTCGGCACCAATCTTTTTCAACTGAGACAGGTAAGCGCGAGCGTATTCCAGTTTGGTTTCGCGCTCCCTCACTTCATCCATGATGCTGATCGACCGCTTGGCCTCAAGGTAGCCCTGAATGATGTCGGTGCCCAACTGAGCGCCCAGCTTGTCTTTGAGTTTCTTCTCGGCCTCGTAGACGCCACGCATGCCCTTCTTGGTTTCGACCGCGACGTAGTTGTTGGACTCTCGGTCGTATTTGATGCCGCCCCGGAAGATCACCTCGGTAGCGATGTTGCCGCTACGGATGGCGTTGTCCAAAGCAACAGACGCGGTGGCGATCCCCTCAGATGTCCTGAGATCGCCGTTGTACTTGTCGAAGTCTCTTGCTTCGAGGCCCGCGCCATACCAGACGTTCTTCTGGCGCAGGTAGATCAACCCATCCATAACGGCGTTACCCGCGCCCACCATGGCCTGCTTGGGGTCTTCTACGGCGTCTTCAAAAAACTCTTTGCCGTTCTTGAACTGCCGCGTTAC